TTGTTTGTTACCAAATAATTCTGTAAACTATATGTGTGTGGGTGTGCCTTTCCAAATATAGTTTACCAAATTAATATAGCCCGCACCTATATATTCCACCCCATCACATTACGCTATCCTATACACTAATCCCGCTACATCCTTATAAATACTGCATTCTCCCTCTTCCCGCATTTTCCTGCTGTCATAAAAATTGCCCAGACTTTTGGAACTTTTGGAACTTTTGGAACTGACTTTTGGAACTTTTGGAACCATTTTTTGGTAACAGTTTTCAAAAACTTTTGGAACTTTTGGAACCATTTTTTGGTAACAGTTTTCAAATTACATATTCTGTTTTATAACCCCTTTGATAATAAATAAATTTAGTATATCTTCCTTATTTATTACAGTATCGCCGTGGTATTTCGGATTGATAGCTCTTAAAATTACCTTATCTTTATTTTTATGCGGATATAATAATTTCACGGTTCTTAAATTATTGGCATTTGCGTTAGTTATAATAAGATAAGCTTCTCCCCACAATATTGCTTCATAATTAGACACAGATTTTATAGCAATGACATCGCCGCCTGAATATGTAGGTGACATACTGTCCCCAAAAATCGGTAAATAAGCTAAACAATCATTGAATGGTTTATAATTAACATAAAATGCAGGTTCTTCTCGAATATCGTTAAAGCTCTCGACAATACTACCTGTAACGTCTATTTCATAAAACGGAACGCCTTCATCAGATTTTAATTGAGTAATTGAAGTAATATTTGGCTCTAAATTTTGCTTTAACATATCCCCTTCTCCTGTTAACAACCAATCAATACTACAACCTAAGTCAGATAATTTATTTAAAATATTAGAACCTGGCATTCTATCTCCATTAATATATTGATTTAAACTTTGAGGAGATGTTCCTAAATTTAATGCAAATGCAGTCAGGGTCTCGAATTTACTTAATCCAAATTCACGGATTCTATCTCCGATATTCATATTTTTAAATATTTTTATTAAAAAATCTATATTTTGATTAAAAAATCGCTTGTTATTTAAATCAATTTATTTAATTTTGTATTTGTAATTAAAATCAATTTAATAATAGTTTAAATCGAAACTTCAAAATTATGCAAAATCAAAAGAATAAAATGAATTTACGCAAACATCCCCTAAGAGGTATTTTGACAGAAATTGCACTCGAAAAGCACGTGACCGTGCAGAATGTATATCAGCAAATATTTTTAAGAAATAATCCAGAAATGTTAAAAATATTCAATCAAAAACGCAAACAACGGGAGCGTGAATATGAAAGATTACGAATTAGATGATTTTTTTAGGGGGTATTGAATAATGCTTACTTTAGAATCAAATAATTGTCTTACAGCCGAGCAGATTGCAGAAATAGTTCAGATATCAAGGCGTGCTGTTGCTAAGAAATTGATTTATGCTGATAAATACCTCCACGACATCCGCTCCAGCGGCGGTCGTCCCCAAAAATTCTATAATAAATCAGTACTCGAGCTATTTCCACAAGCTAAATTATACCAAAAAATCGAGCAGGAAACTAAACCGAAATTATCTGCAAAACGCACCTATTCGGGACGCGGTAAAAATCGCTATATCTCGGAAGCTCTCGAATTAAAAATTAAAAATCAAGCATATAATTACTACCTTAATCAAGCTCGGCGCGATAATATCGAACTCTGCACGCGCTGGGCTGTGCAGGATTATTGGCAAGATATCAAAAGCGAATTAGAACAAAGAGGCAAAAATCCCGATTTAAAAATTGAAAAATTCCTTTGGTATTTTTATTCTAAAAGAATAACAAGAAAAGATGGCTATTGGGTCGGCTACGCGCACAAAGAAAATTGGCAATTAGCATGGGAATCCGTGCATAAAGTCAATGAACTAAACGGCGCATTACCTTATAATAGCTATGAATATATAGAGTTATTTGAAAATATCGGCTTGCTCGGGCAGGGCTTCGGTGCAGGATTGATATGGATTGTAGATGCAACCCAATTTGATGTTTGGACAGATAAAGATGGCAAAAAGCAAACAGTCAGTTATTTGTTAATCCTGGATGGTATTACACGAATGCCACTTTATGTGCAAATGCTCGAAAAAGGTGAATCCGTGCAAGATATTTCGAAAGCTTTTGCGCAATGCCTCGAAATTCACGGTAAACCTAGCATGGGCGTGCTGATGGATAATGGCTCAGCTTTCCGGTCTGCGGAATTGCGAAATTATATCAAAAGTTGGTATAACCCTGAAGAATTAGACCAATTCGAGCATTTTGAATTCCGCAAAAAACTCTTTGGAGGCCAAACCGACCCTTATTTATATCCACTCGCTAAAATTCCACGATTTCCCTTTAAAGCAGTAATTGAAAGGATGTTTGATGAATTAAATAGACATCAATCCGAATGCTATCCATTTGCTTACATCGGAACACGTGATAGCCGTTCTGTTACTCACGAACTCGGCTCAACTCCTTCGGTAGCCTTACTAAATGCTCCCCAATACACCGAAGCATTTCAAAATTTCCTCTACTGGATTTATACAGATTACGTAAATCGTGTGCAGGGCAGTCAATTCCGTTATTTTTCAAAAAAATATAAGCAAGCCCCAACGATTTTAAGCGCCTGGCAATTTTATGGTGGCAAATTTAATATTACCGATTTTCAAATAAATACAGAAAAAGTCCAGAAAAAGCTGTTGCTGGAATCGGCTACTACAGCTAATCAATTCAATATCCCCGAAGTTGCAAAAGCTTACGAAGCTTATGCAATTGCTGATGATAGCAAGAAGCATAGAGTCACAGCCGGGCTTGGTTATGTAACATTTGTTGAAGATAATTTAAGTTATAATATACATTGCGAATATTTATCTCAATTCCAAGGCAGGCAAGTAGTTGCGGTGCTTGACGGCAGGAAAGCTTATTTATTCAAAGAATTCGATGCAAATTGGTTCGATGAACTCACCCCGCGTGAAGGTGACTTATGCTACATTGGTACAGGCAAAGACCATACAATTCGCCAGGAGAATGATTTAGAAATTCGCCACGAATCAACGGAATTACGTAAAAATTTGCAAAAAACATTAACACAGCAAGTTAATAATTCTCTAAATGATAGTAGACAGAAGACTGATGGCAAATTGCTGAATTATAAAGAAATAAGATATTTAGATGAAGCAATCGATGACAATTACTCAAATGATAGCTATTATGAAGATGAAATTGATAAACTTTTAAATTCTTAAATTTTTTTGAAGGAGTAAAATTATGAATGATGAAATTATTAGAATTGGCGATACAATTTTGCCAGTAAGAGCCCTAAAAATTTCAAATCGACAGCTCGATATAATCAAACGAGCTACCGCACGCATTGCAGGTGCAGCTACAAAAATGGATAGGCTTGATAAAGAAATTCTATCTGTTAAACGCAAAATCGCAGAAGAGAAATTGCAAATCGAATTAAAAAAATTAAAACAAGAGAGAAAAATCGTGAAAACAATCTTTCACGATGCAACCACTGCACTGAATGGCATAATGGACGCAATCCTCGCCGACGTTGATGGCAGAACACTCGAAGAGAAGTTGAATAATTTAAAAGATGAGGAGGGGAAATGAATGCAAATTTGAAAAAATTGCACAGAAAATTGTACTTGGCCGCCCGGAGTAATATCCATCCCAATTATCAAAATGATCCTGAAGCAGTTAAGGCATTGCGCGATTATGAGACTCATCGGCAATTTCACAAACATTATGACGAAATGACCGAAAAGGAGCTTGAAAAGGTAATCGAATATCTTAACAATATCCCAATGAAGCGGGTAACGGTGCAACAGCTCAGTACTCTTAAATATTATGCAATTTCCGTTGCGCTTGTATACGCAGATTTGAAGGGGAGTTATGTTATCGATGATGAGGTCTACGAAGGTGATGCAATTAGAAAATTGCTGATAAGCTGGTTCGAAAATCACGAAAGACTCCCCAGCAATATTGTGAGGCACTTGTATGAACAATGGATTAATCCAAAATGCAATGAATTCCTATTACAAGGTGGTTACAAGCAAATTAATCGAAAGCCCTCAGTTTTTTATTTTGAAAAACTCTCCGTGACTGAAGCGAGCTATTTAATTACACGATTCGAGCAGATATTTCAAAATTGTAAAAATAAAACACAACCGGAGGTTACGCCATGGTTGAATTAAAAAGACATCAAATTGATGAGCATCTGCAAAAATTAGCAAAAAATCTGCAATATTATGTCCAGGATGCTTGCAAATACGTTGCAAAAATGGAGCAGCAGCTCACTGATGACCAAGCTTTCAAGCTTGTTGCAAAATTCCCTCTAATTGACGTCAAGCGACAACTCGCCAAAATGGACAATTGGAAAGGAATAGAGAAGAAAAATCGCAGTGTCTATCAAACTGTCCTGCGCTGGTTTGATTTAGATATCCAAAAAGGGCTTTATATAATTAAGGATAATCCAAATCCAATACCCAGTAGCACAAGCGTCTCGCTTGTGCAAAATAAAGCCCAGGCAAAAAAATATGCTGAAGAATTGTGGACTAAAAAATTTTTAAAGGAACATCCCATCGGCTCAGAATTCAATACGATGGTCGGCTATCACTACAAAGTTATAAGTGATACACAAGTGCAGCGCCTTTTGAATGGCGAACCTGCGGAAATATTATTTATTAAATATTTGAAACGAAATTTAGATTTATAATTTATTAAAAACCATTTAAAATAAAGGAATTAGCAAAATGAACGCTAAAAAAGAAAAAAAATCAACAAAAAGAACCGCAGAGAATTTCATTCTCGAAAAAGAACAGGGCGTCCAAGCCCAGATTACGCAATCTATTTCAGAAGAAGAGCAATCAATAATTGATGCCCTTCAATTAAAACAACTTATCGATGATTATAGCGCCAAGCTTGACGCTATAAAAGATTATTGGAAAGAAAAACTCGACAATGATGATACCTCGCAAAAATTCATCACCGCATTTGGTGCGGTTGAGAGACGCACAACGCACAATTACAGCGTTATCCCAGATAAATATTTAGATTTAAAAAAGCTATTTGGAGATCAAATTGGGCTTTTTGTCGAGGAAAAAATCAATTATGGCGTCAAACCTGCTTTGCGAGAGTTGGTATTCGATGCGGATTATAAAGACAAAGAAATCATACGCAAAGCTGTCGCCATCAAATCATCAACAACTATCACATTCATAAAACCAAACAAAAAATAGCAATTATCCCTGTCCCCTCTTTAAATCAGGGGGCAGGGAGTTTTAAATAATAAGGAGAAATATGAATACAGAAAAAACAAAAGAAATTATTTATATCGAAACGAGCCACTTGCTCCCACATCCGCGTCAGTGCGAAATTTACAAAGATAAAGAACTCGAAGAAGAGTTTTTGCAAAGCATTGAAACTCGGAGCATATTACAACCTCTGCTGGTTAGCAATAGTGATTGCATACAGCAGGTTGCAGAAGGTTACTACACTGTAATCGCAGGCCATAGACGATTAAAAGCGGCAATACAATTGGAATTAGATACGGTCCCTTGCATTGTCAAAAATTACGAAAATGCAGATGATGCTTGGGCAGATGTCATTCTTTCAAATTTGCATCGCAAAAAAAATGACGTTGAAATCAGCAAAGAAATGAAAGCATTAAAAAAAGTGCTAAAACATTTTGGATATTTGAGGCAAATTGATAATTTAAAACAAAATAAAGGAAAAGACTTATTGAAATCAGCGTTAGAAAATGGCGGGGATAGTGCGATTCCGCCGTCGGCGGAAACGATAACTGATATTTATTATTCCGATGAAATTGCAAAAATTGCCGAGAAAATTGAAAAGCAAAATTGGGATACTGCCGCGATTTTAGCACACGAATTCAATATTCCTGAAAAACGAATTGAAAAAATAATTGCCGTACTTGATGACGAATATCAGACAAATGCAATGACGCGGCTCTATGATGAGGGGATGAGCATTAAACGGGGCGAACAGCTCTATAATGATTGGCAGGAAGTGCGAGCCAAATTTGAAGCTGGTATAATTTCTCTCGATGCTGCGTATAAGCAAGTGCTTGCGCTGAAAAAAGAAGCCAAACCCAGTAGCACAAGCGTCTCGCAAATGAATAAACCCGCTCATAGCCTTGAGCGGAAAGAAAAAACAGATAATAAAGCAAATTTAATTTTTGCGTCTTTCAAGCTTGAAGAATTTGAAGAAATTTATAGCGATTATAGCTCGATTCTTGATGATAACGTCGCTGGATATTCGTATGGCATAATTTCAAAAACTAATGAATTATATTTCAAAACAAATAAACACATCTATATCATAAGCTGGGAGGCATTGACAACTATTTTAAAATCAGAAATCGCTGTTTTAAACAAAGGGGAGGCATTATGACAATTATACCTTTAGCACAGCCCCTGCCCAGTAGCATAAGCGTCTCGCTTGTCTATGATGAACCTGAGGCCGAACCTGCGCCCGATGAAAATATGGATTTTGCATCTCTCCAGCAAATTGCCGAAGCTGTCGCAGATCTTTTCAAAATTGATGCCGAAGTAATAAGGCAAAAAAATCGTAATTTAGAAATAATTATTCCCCGATATTTCTTTTGCAAAGTTGCAAATTATTATGGTTTCACCTGTACCACATTGGGCGAATTTTTAGGGCAAGACCACGCTACCGTTTTAAACGCAATTAAGCAAATGAATTCGATGCTTGATAGGTACTCAAATTTGGAACGGGCATTCGATAAAATCACGCTCTCTCTGAATGAGAGAAAAGTAGTGACTCGCATCAATAGACCCAAGATTCCCAAAGTTAGTAAGATTGATAAGATTATGTCAAATTTAAATTTAAATGAATAATTACATAAGTATCTCGCTTGTGCATTAAAAAGTAGCATAAGCGTTCCGCTTGTGAATTAAAAATAAAGGTAAAATATGTTTTGTCCTCGATGCAGCGGCGATAAATTTAGAGTAATTGATGTCTTTCGAGAACGCAGATTCGTCGAAAATAAAGGCTGGATTTACGACAGCAATGTCGATACCCGCCGTGTTATTTGTCGCCGCTGTGGCGAAGATTATCTTACGGAAACCAGGATCATATACCGAGAAGAACTTGACCCTAATAAATTGCAAATCAAACCAGTGCCTTTATTTGATAAAAATGGGCTGAAATAATGGAAGAATTTCTAAAAGCTGTGCAGGAATTGGTTGAACGCTTATTTGCCGAAGGTCATCCTGGCGAAATCAGGCATGGCATCAGATTGCTCGCTAAAAAATATAAAATCAGCCGCCTTGGATTAAAAGAAGCTGATAAAATCCTGCGACGCATTCAAAACACCCTCCAGGATGACTTCATCAAAAAATTTACTAAAGATTTAACGGTTGAAAATGTCGAAAATATCACTGATAAATTTGAAAAAGGCGTCTTGCAAGCCGTCAGACGTGGGATGCGAAGCTCCGATCCCGATCTTGCGATGGAACTTGTTAAATCGCAAAGCAATGTTGCGAAGCAACACCTTCGCACAACCGTCGATACCGCCAAAGCGGGTATTACGCAAGCTCAGAAATTAAAAGATATAGGGGAACCAGAATATTTCAAACTTGTAGGACCAAAATTGAGCGCACGTTCTTGGTGTGCCGAACACGTTGGCAAAATTTACCACATTAGCGAAATTCAGAAAATGGATAACGGCCAAGGATTGCCCGTCTTGTACTTTGCAGGAGGATATAATTGCCGACATAGATGGGTAGCAGTGGCGCATAGCGAATCCAATGGTGGAAGGCATATTTAAATAATATTAAATTATCTTGTTTCGCGCACTTATATTATGACATCGATTTTTTTCAGCTTGTATCAGCAAGGCTTTGCAGACTTTCGCAAATATCCGCAAAGCCTTTTCTATTCTAACTCTACACGGTTTTTAAAAAAAACTTTTCAAAAATGCAAAAAAAATGCAAAAAAATGCAAAAAACTTGACAAAATATTTTGTCAGTTTATAAGAATTTCGTAATTTTGTATTAATAATTAAATGCAAATAGGAAAAACAATGAAAATAACAAATATTAAAGAATTAAAAGGCAAGACCATTGTAGAAATATCCTGTCTTAAAACAGGCAGCGATGTAGTTGAATTACGTTGTGAAGACAATAGTGTATATGTTCTTCAAAATTTACATTATAATGATGAGCATATATATATTCAAGATATTGGTGGTGAATCTGCTGATATAATGAATTCACCATTAACTGATGTGCAATGTAGAGTAGAAAATCAAGAAATAACAAAAGATAATACTCATTATCAAATTACCTGGACTATTTTTAAATTGGAAACAGAAAAGGGTCAAGTAACAATTGAATTTAAGGGTATGCCTTATCGTAAAAAATCGGCAATAGTTCATTTAATTCAAATTAATTAAGGGAAGTAAAATGAAAACATTAAAAGAAATAGCAGAAAAATACAGTCAAATTGAATATAATTCAGATAATTATGAAGTCGGTGGTGGCTTATCTAGAGGCAAATTTGCATCAAGACGGCATTTAGATGCCAAGCTGGATAAAGGCAAATTAACTTTAGGGCAGACTTGCCAATTATTCAAAAAAGTTACGGGTCTTGATTTAGAAAAAGTGAAAGAAATAATTCATTATGCTGTGCCAAGTATGGAGTGGCATCATGCTGGCTCATTTAATGGGCAAATGATGAAGACGTATTTTTTAAATTCAAATGAAATAGTAGATTTGGCTGAGAATTGGGAAAAATACGCACGATTATTTGAATTGCAGAGCCAAGCAGCCAAAGAGCAAGAAAACAAAAGAAGAGAATTAGAAGAGAAACGATTTGATTTTCTAAGACAACACGCACAATTTGTTGAGAGAGTTAAGGAGGTTCCCCCATTCTTCTTTGAAGTAAAAAGAGAAATGAATGGAAAATATGGATGGTTCGACTGCGCCACTCGGCAGTACAATTTACCAATTTACTATACAGGCTGGACTTTCGAAAAATCAGAAGATTATTTTAATTTTTTAAAAATCAATTAAATATGGAGAAAGAATCCAATGGCATTAAATTATCTTGTTTCGCGCACTAATATTATGACATCGATTTTTTTCAGCTCGTATCAGCAAGGCTTTGCAGACTTTCGCAAATCTCTGTAAAGCCTTTTCTATATTAATTCTACACGTTTTTTAAAAAAAACTTTTCAAAAATGAAAAAAAATGCAAAAAACTTGACAAAATATTTTGTCAGTATTATTGAATTTCGTAATTTTGAATTAATAAATAAACGCAATAAGTAAAAAGATGAAAAATTTAGAAGTAAAAAAATTGGTAAAAGAAACAGAAAAGGCTTTAAATCTTTCAGTAACCTATAACGACGGTGAAGTTGTTGTATGGTTTCCAAAATCCGCTGTCAAATTAAATGAAAATATGGTTGAAGTTGCAGATTGGTTTTGGACAAAAAAAGAAAAAGAATTGGAAGAAAGATTTGTCGTATTAAGTGGCGACATCAAAGATTTTGAAAAAAGCTATGGATTATCTGTTGAAGTTGAAAATGAGTATATGGATAGAAATATGACCAAAATGATGTTTTTCCCAAAATCAATGGTCGTGTTGAATGAAGATAATTCAATTACAGTCCCATCTTGGTTATACGAAGAAAAAGAAATCGAATTATTATCCCCACTTACTCGTAAATATAATAATCAATTTGAATTAATTGTAAATAAAAAATATAGGAGTAATTAAAATGAAAACATCAAAAATTATTGAATTGTCCGAGCAGCAAAAATCCCAACTTGATAAGCTGGCTGAAGAGATTTTCCAAGCTGCTGCAAAGCAATCCCAGGGCTATTGCACGATACAAGAAGATTTTTTTGACAGAATTCGTGAAATAATACCCGAAGTAACTGCCGTTTCAGCTAATTATTACGACTGTAATGGTAGACCAGGCTTTGCTTTGAAATTTGACGTGAAATTTACAACCCCAAATGCGTGGGATGATGATTCCTACATAGGCATAGCCTTAGCGCCACGTGGTCATCTGACCAAATATCTAAAATATCGATTTGCTATTAAATTATAATTATTATTCAAAAATTTAATTGAATGAAAGACAAACAAAAATTTACAGTTAAACAAGTAGTTGCTTACCTCGGCGAACGCGACATAAAAGTTAGCAAAAACGCTATACAATATTTGCTCAATAATTATCCCGCGATCTATCCATTTACAACAGATGGATACAAGCGTTATTTATCGCAATCTACATTAGATAAATTATTATTATATTACAAAACAAAAAATAGAAAAAATTGAAAAATTTCGTTTAAAAAAGGAGTTATTATGAAAAAATTTAACAAAAACTCATCTATAATTGCACTTGCAATTATTAGCTTATTGTCTCTGATTTCGTGCGGAAAATCAAAAGTCGAAACGCTATCAGAAGAATTCTGCAAAGGATTGGACACAATTACTTTGATATCGCAGATTGATTATGTCGATTTAAACTATGATGCTGCTAAAATGAATGCTACAGTACGCAATTTTGATGAAAAAGAAATGTCAGAATTTGAAAAAAATGCTAAAACTTGCATCTTTTTAGCTAAAAAGCGAATAGGACTCAATGAGGGAAAAAGAATTGCCGAGTTAGATTTTGAAATGCTAAACAAATCTGAAGATTCTTTGCAATTTTACAACATTCTTGGAATAATACCTGACTTGCATTCTCAGTGGTTCCAAAATCCTGACTTTAAATTGACATATCAAATTGCATTTGATTCTTTGATAAAAACAGGAACAAAATATCCAATCACAACCCCCATTGATTTTTAATTTGTTCCGTAATTTTTTTAACAAATTCAGGATCGTTAGGTACAAGGCTTGCAGCATATTCTGCGAGCCTTTTTTTATTTGCTTCTGTCCAGCCCAGGAATTTCCACAATTTCCGGGATTTTCCAACACCGGAGATATTGAACCAATAAGCTTTTTGAGATTGCTCGGGTGAAATGAAATAAATTACAGAACGTGTATCAGATTCAGCCCTGGAGCTTAAAGAACGCAACATTGCACCTGACCATTGCAAGAAGTCTTTATCGGGCTCGCGTTTATTAAGAATTCGCCAATCTCTATACCCACCCATAACTACCTGCCATAATTTGCCCGTTTTATTTGATGTATATACCTTCAATCTTCCCTCTTTTTGCAATTTTTTAAAACCAACTAATTTATTACCAACAGGCATCCCAAAAGGTTTAGTTGAATAATGGTAAGGCTTACCTTCGATATCAATGCCCTTCTCAATTTGTTCTTCAATTAATTCGATTCCGTAAAATCCGATTTTTTCAATTAATTTCAAGACCCTGCTCCTTGAATTACATCATCTTCAACCGCGGGAGGTGTGAAGCCAATTTTTTCATAAACCTCCGTTCGTTTTAAATCAATGCCTGCGGCTAATGCATCTGATATAATTGTGACATTCCTTTCCGCATCATCTCCCTCATTTGTTATAAATTTGAGACCCCAAGGCACTTGTGTCTGCCCCCGATATGACAAATTATAATCATGCTCAATCAATTGATTCCCCGCAAGCAGAGCATTATTTAAATCTTCCCACATAATATCGGCAGAAATTCGCTCTTGCACTTCCAACCCAGCTCGGCTGCCATATTTCTTGGGCATATCGACAGTATTTGCCTGTCCAAGCATTGCAATTGCAATAGTATCATCGATATGCTCAAGCATCGATTTGAATGACTCCCCTGCTCCACCTTGCGTAATTGAATGAAAGAAAAATTCAATTAAATCGGATGTCAGAATGTAATTATTGCTAACTGCGGATTGCAATGCCTGCACAGCTGCTGCACGTTCTTGATCACTTGCCCCATGCTCAACGCCTTGTATAATGCCTTTTAATTTGCGGTTATAATTAGCCCATTCAATCATCATATCTGATCGGAATATCTCAAAAATGCCAACAGAACGCATCTGCCCGCCTGGCAATCCATCATCGCTACCTGCTATAAATCTATTGTCAAGCCCTATTTCACTTATTTTATTTTCAATTCTTTGATATACAGTTGTATTGCTTGCGGGTAGGAGAATTGAATTTGATACAGGTGTGACAACTGGCACAAATCCAATTCCAGGTGAGTTCCGCCATTCCAAAGCGACTGCGAACATTCCGTAGATTGCTTTGTAAATTGATCGCTTGATAATCATTCCCAAGGCAGATTTAAGTCTACGCTCAACCTCTGCTGCTTTTTCATCGTCGCTTTTATCGAATGCAACAATTTGAAAATCCCAACTTGTAATTGCTGCACGCCGAGATAAAATGTGCCCACGGATACGAGGATTCGCAGTTGCAAATTGGTCAAATAATTTAATAAGCTCAGACATATCTCTTTCGTCTGATTTGGCGCCATCAATAGCGTCGAGCATTTTATTATATTTATCAACAGTTGGATATTTCATAATAAATTAGTTAATTCATAAATAATTGATATTTCGACAACCGCCACCGCTATGGACGGTGCGATATCGTTATAGTAATTGTCAAATGAAATTTTGATGTCTTCAAATTCAATGGTCGCCGTGCTGGCAAGTATTCGATAGACTCTCTCCGCGAGTTCTATTGCATCGATTCTGCTATTTTCAATTAGTTCGCTCTGAACTCCGCAAAACAATGTAATTTGACCGCTTGCTATAAAATTCCTACTTTCAATCAATAAATCCTTTGGTTCAGAATAAAGCCAAACAAATGGTGCTTCGGAAGGCATTTCCATTGCTTTCCCTAATCTGATGTTATCTGTCGCGCAGCCAATTGCCCCTGAATTTTCTTTCATATTTTCGAGCAAAATATTTGAAATTTCTCGTAATGTCATAATCTATAATTTTTAATTCGTAATTAATAAAGTCCATCAATTTGTCCGAAAACTGCCTGCGCTCCAACGCGAGTTGTAATTTTATGTGCTTTCAAAAGGACAAATGCTTTTTCAAACTTTGCTTGTCTTCTTTGCTCATATTCGGCTGAAACCCCAGGGAGAGCGTCGCCAGCAAGATATTCGATTAAAAATGCAAAAGGTGTGAGCATCCAATCCATACCATCCGGACGGGGATCTTCAATAGTAATGCCCGTCTCGTTTTTAATGAGTTCCAACGCCTGCTGTTTCGGGCGGTCATAATGCCCTTCTTTATTCAACCAGCTGTAAAGGCTTGAGGGTATTAATTCTTTTATTTCAGTTAATTCTATCATTATATTTATTAAAAATAATAATCATTAATAATTGTAGTTGGCATATTTAAGCTTGCGCGTCTGCCTAGTTTCCGCTCATGAATTAATTCGAATGCGCAGATTAAGGCATCAGGTGCATCATCTGCCAAATTTGCTTTTTTGCCTTGAAAAGCAAAAATCTGAGTTAAAAATCTTTTGCCTTCTTCTGAATATGCTATATTTTCAGGTAATAAAATTTTGCCATCATTCCAGGCACCCTGGATATTTTTAGCTAGCTCATCAGTATGATATTTACAATATTGAATACGCGGGAATGGAATACCTTTAAGCTGGCACCAATTACGCACGTTATTTGTCCAGGTCGATTCCTGGTTAACATTGCCGTCAAAACCAATGGCCCGATGATGCTCATTTTTCATTTTAAAAATTGCATCAAGCAATTTATTTGAATCAGAAAAACTTTTGCAAACAAAATCGGAAATATAGTAATTATCGGTGCTGGGGCTATATAATAGAGAAACAACAGCGGTGCTGTCTCCTCGTCCTTTTTTTGCTAAATTTGGATCGCAATAAATTACTCCACGTGCATCAGCGGGTATGCTCGTCCATATCGGCAACTTTTCAGGACGACGGAAGATAATACCATCGGGTGGAGCGGGTGTTTGCTGAAATTCAGCAAGCCATTCCGATTCCGTTCGACATTTAAGTAGTTCCTTCAATTCGTTTTCAGATTTGACGGGAAATCTTTCCTTCCAAAGTGGTTTGCCATCCCAAGCAGGATATCTATGCACTCGCCAATTTTTGTCTAAAATCCCTTCGTTTTGTTCAATTAGCAATCTATTCAAAGCGCAACGCTCATCGAAATTATTGCCTAAGATCAATATTGATCCCATTTTCGAAAGCGAATGAAATGTCTCAGAAATAAGATTAATACGAGATTCAGTGTGCTGTGCAGATAAGGGACTTTGCAGAGTTTCGATATCGTCGCATAAAACGAATTCAGGCCTAGCAAAACCGAAAGTAGCACCACGCGCAGAACGTCCTTCAGAGAGTGCTATTATCCGTTTAAGTCCGCGTTTGCCCGCCAGTCTGAACGTAATTTGGTCTGCGTTCTCTTCGATAAATTCAATTTGATAATCAAATTCAATTCGTGGATTGTGCAATAATTCAGCGATGTCTGCAAGGATATTTCGAGAGACGGGCAACGTTGAAGAAAGAGTCGCGCCAAATTTAATTTTGTTTAAAATCAGCCAGACAAATCCTTTCTTAGCAGTAGCGGTTTTACCGTGCTTCCTTGCACCGAGAATAACATCAACTCCCTGTTTCTGGATCAATTTTATTATATCTTTATGAAATTGAGCAGGTTTAGAATAACCATCTGAATACATTTCTGTTGTAAAATAAAATTCATCGAATTTCCAAAAATCTTTTATCCCTGAAGCAAGTCGCTTTTGCCTTGCAGAGTCGGTCATTTCGATAGGCGAAAAAGGTTGAGCAGGCTCAAGCAATTGCTTACGCTCAATTTCCTCTTCAAATTGCTGCATTACAATATTTAAACCTGAAAATTCTTTCACTTGCTTTCCAATTTATATTTTTCAACCGCACTCAAATAAATTTTCTTGACATCCTCATCAGTGGCGTCAGCTTTAAATTGTTTAATTATAATACTTATAATTCCCGCATCTGCCCGTTTTAAAAAATTCTCAAGCCTAATTTGTTGCAATGTCTTGCGTATAGTTGTTAATTTGTCAAGCATACTGATGCGTTCCTCGGTAGATATGCGTTTTTCACTTTCAAGCTGGGCAATTGCTTGATGGTATTGCCTTTCTAATAGCTCGTCAGGAGTAAATTCTTTTTTAACATCCTCAACATTTGCAACTTTGAATTTTGGTTTGATACGGCTGAGCTTGCCATCTAAATATCTTATGTGCGAATGCCGTGCTTGGTCGTAGGTACAATTGAATTGCGCCGCTACTTCCGAATACGTCATATTCGGATGCAATTCCTTAAATTTTGCAATTCGCTTTTGTTTTTGTACTGTTAATTGTGGTGCTTTAATTTTTCGCATAATTATCATATCCAATTTTAACAATAGGTTGAGGCAGCAACTGCTTTATAGTATTTAATTTCAAATGCACGCTAAAAATCGGATCGCCAAGCGCATTACATAACATAGTGTAATTGCTGTCAATTAGTGTATATGCGAAATGCACCTCGTCGAAATCGATAATAGCAGTTCGCAATTCAGTATTTTCGATTCCATCAACGCTATCATTATTTACAACCACATCGCATTCAATTAATCTCATTATCGATTTTGCTTTTTAAATTTATTACAAAATTGGGGTAAAATCTCTTAATTATAAATCAATTTACGCATTTAGGTAGAATGCGAGTATCAAACTAAATAATTTTGTAAAAAATAAGAAAATTTTTATGAAAAAGTTAATTCAAATGCTCAAAACATTGTTTGCAGGTGATGCTGATAAAATAAAAGAATTGGAAGAAATGGAAAAAGATTTGGAAAATATAAAAGACAAGCCCGAGCCAATTCAGGCATCAATTCCCGCAGCTGCAGGAAATAGCACTGAACGGCTTGAGGCACAAATTGCTAAGCTTCTTGAAGATAACAAAAAAATGGTAGATGTCATCACTGAAATGCAAGCAAAAGACAAAGCGCGTGAAGAGACAATTAAAGCAGAAGCCGAAAAAAGCAGGATAGAAAAAATTAACCAATTACTCGAAGAAGCACAAGCTGATGGTCGGATTCCTCCAAAAAATGAGGATTTGAAAAAAAATTATAAAACAATGCTTGAAAAAGATTTCGAATCAGGGAGCAAAATTATTGAAGCTCTGCCGAAGCTAGCAAAAGCTGAGACGCTACCTACACAGCAGATTAAACAAAATAATACAAATACTACCCTCGACAGGAGCGTTCTTATTGAAAATGCTAAAGAGGCATTTAAAACGAATATTAATTGATGGAGAATAAATGAGTTTAATGACAGTCGCGGTTGATTTATTGAGTGCCGCTGAAAATTTAGGTGGCTCGCCGCCTGAATTTCGCAGTTATATCGAAAAAATCGAACCTTATGCTTTTGCAGGAATTTCAGGTTTGGATTTGACAACAATATCCGCTGGGGAATTTACAACTGTAAATGAAGGTTTAAATGAAGAGGGAGCTCCAGCTGAGGCGCTGGCATATTTAGAAAAAATCAAACAGGCGATTATAACGCCTGAAAATTAAGAATAAAAAATTAGGAATTTAAAAATTAAAAGAGGTATTAATGAAAATTAATCAAATTTCGAAGGGATCGTCTATCGATACCCCTCAAGCATTGCAAACACTTGCAGTATCAGAATTCGTTAGTCAATTTCCGCTTGCGAATTTTATAGAATTTTATCAAATAACAGGTAACGCAGATACGCCACGTAAGGTAGATGCAGGAATCACAGCAGGTGACACAAGGACAATAGGTACAGATTACACAGCAAAATTAAATACACCTGGTTTCGGGGCAATTGCTTTGAAAATTTATGGGGATAAAGTTAAAACAGATATAGCATATCAACGAAGAGGAATTGATATTGGAAGTCAACGCGCTATGGATTTAGCTAATTTTAGTCGATCGCTCGGACGATACTTTATGAACGCTATAATTAATGATGAATTAGGTGTTGAGACATTTAGTGGCATAAAAGAACAAGCAACAGCGTTATCGAGGAAAATTGTATATAGCTCGGATAATGGCGGTTCTTTGCCTTCGGGCAATGGCAACACTGAAGTGAAAGCGCAGATGGCATTTTTAGAAACTTTAGATTCACAAATAGAAGATGTGATGAATGGCCCGATGGTTATATTGGCAAATGGTGCTTTCATTGCTAGATTAGAAAGTATCGGCAAAAATTTTGTGAATACAAGCATTGCGCAGGATATCTACGGAACGAACCAAGTCGTTAAAAGTTACAAAGGTATTCCCTTAGTAAATGCGGGTTTCAAAGCAGATGCAAGTGGGTTAGTGATACCGAATAATGAAGTAGAAGGCACATCTTCGGATTGCACATCAATTTATTTATTGCGATTTGGCGAAATGCAAGACGTAACATTCGCGACAAATGTTGGTTTAGATATAAAAGACTTAGGACTAGTTGGCACAGAATACGTTACGATGGTAGAGTTTGACGTAGATATGGCAGTTTTGAATGATAAAGCATTCAAACGCATAGCTGGTATTAGATTAAGTGCATAGAAGTTCTTTTCATAAATAACTCCTTATTTATTGAACAATGATAACCGGGGTGGGCAACTGCCCCGAGTTTTAAAACAATTTAAAATTAAAAATTAAACAAAAATGGATTGGAACACAATTGCACAATGGGTCATGGTAGCAGGTAGCGCGGGATTCTTCATTATGAAGCGAGATAATCGGCTTTCAGTTATTGAAGAAAAATTGAAGTGGCAAGACGAAAGATTTCAAAAATTAGAAGAAACACTCGAAAAAATTGATGATAAAATTGATAAACTAAAAGATAATTTTTTTTTAAATAATAAAAAAAAAGGGGACTTGGAGGGAATTAAATAATGAAAAATTTAGGGAAATATACTTGGATACTTGCAATTGCTGGCTTGTTATTATTAATTGCGTTGCTGAAATATGCGCCAGGCTTTGCTGTCATAGGCGAAGCATTTTTGATAACAGGTTTATTTGCATTTTTATTCGGATTATTCGATAAATATGTGTTACCGGGAGATCTTTCTGAACAAATTATAAAAGGAAATAATTATGGACTCACGCTTATTGCTATTAGTGTTATTTTTCTTGCTGCTGTTCTGCTCGTGCGCTAATGCACAATCGGATACTAAAACTCAATCGAATATGATTGAGCCACCGCAGATTTTGGCGTTTGAAAAATATATAGGAACAAAAGAAATTGGGAATAATGCAGGATTTTCTAATAAAGAATTTGAGAAAGGGCTTAAATCAGTTGGGTGGCGCAAAGGGCAACCATATTGTGCGTATGCAGTAAGCTTTATTTTAAACATCGTCAAAGCAACTTACCCGCAAATTCGTAGCGGACTGGCACGGGCATTTATCACAAAAAAAAGCATTTTAGCAAAGGATGTGGCAAAGGGTTATAAGCAAGTCCCAGCGGGTTGGCTTGTGATTTGGCGTAATGGAAATACATACAAAGGGCACATTGGAATTGTAAAGAGCTGGAAAGGTAATGAAGGAACAACAATTGAGGCAAATACATCCGAGTTAGCAGGTTCGCAGCGTGATGGTGATGGAGTTTGGAAAAAACAACGAAAAATCGTGGATCATTCACAATTTAGGATAGATTATTTTACAAGAGTGGAGATTTCGGGGGTTGATTCCTTGTCATTCCGAATGAAATGAGGAATCTATAGTTATAAAGAATGGATTCTTCACTTCATTCAGAATGACAGGGAAACACAAGCGAAGATGCTTGTGCCACCATAATTTAAAAATTGAAAAATATGAGCAAAATTTACATTTATATAATTGTATTTCTGATAGGAGCTATTGCCGGTGGTTTGATCTCTCAATGCGCTAGATTTGATTATTTTCCGGACATCGGCAAAATAATTGACACAGACACGACGGTTTCCATCAAAATCTTGCAGATGAATGCAAAATCAGATACCCCAGCAGTTGCTTTAAAACCTATTTTGCGAACAAAAAAAGATAGCATTAAGCTCATTGGAGTTTATGGCAAAATTGACAGTTTACTTGCAGAGTTGGGGAAGCTCGATACGACAGCAAGCATCGAATTTATTGACACATTAATTACTGGAAGAAATGATAGTTTAATACAAATTTTTGATTTAGCAAAATTGCAATTCGGTGCAACAATTATGCTAATTACAGATACAACTAAGATTATAAATAGAAATATAGATTTTGGATTTAAAAAAGAAAATTGGTATGAAAAACCTGCTTTTACAATGCCTGTGTCATTTTTAGCCGGTGCGGTATTTATGATTTTAATCAAGAAATGAAAGTTGAAAATATAGAAAAAAATGAATGAAATTATTCAGAAAAATAGATACGGAAACTGGAGTAGAATCTGCGGGTCAAATACAGGGTTCGGAAATTCCTATCGGGCAATTTCGCATAATATTGCCAAATATAGCAGACGTCGTCAATCCATTAGATGGAGAACTAGCGCGTGATGATGACTATATTTATATATGGAATGAGGCAATAAGCGACTGGAAAAGAATAGGCGTGGCAATAATTAGTTAAAATTAGAAATTATAAATTTTAAAAAATAGGATTTAAAAATGCAAGAAAAATTATTAAAACAAAAACAATTGCGGGAAGAATTGCAAAAGTTGAATGAGGAATTGTCTCAAAAAAAAGATAGCGTAAAACTTGAAATTGAAACAATTTGTGAAAGTCAAAATTTAAAGATAACTTCAAAAATCAACAGGGAAAATTATTTGAAATTATTGCGAAATTTAATTGACGTCTTCAGCAATCCTGACGTTAAAGAAATTGATGCTGAACTAGAATGGAATTTAATATATGAATTAAGGGAGGAATAAGATGGCAGCAAAATTTGATATACAGTTGCATATTAACCTTGCAACAACAGGAGAACAATTTTCTGAAATTGTTATGCCCCTTGGAGAGTCGGGCACAGGGTTGTGGGGTGCTAAATGGAATACAGGCACATCTGATTATAGCTTGGTGAAAGCGACTTCAATAGCTCCTATTGTAATTGATGATACAACAGGTATAGTGCTTAAATTTGATATTGCAGGCTTGTCTGCGGGCACACCTGCGGGTGCTGATTTAGTTGTTATAAGTCAAGGCGGTGCTATCAAGAAGGCAACAGTTACAGATTTACTTGCGGGTGCAATAGATAAGAAAGTGGCAGTAGATTCAGCAGCAACAGGTGATTATTTAGGTGCAACAAATAGCACAGGTGCTTTGAGAGTAACTGGAGCGTTATCTAAAACCGACGGTGGTGATTACATCACACTTTCAGTTGCAGACGCTACTACTACTGTTAAAGGTGTTGCAAGCTTTGACACTAATCTATTCACAGTCACGGCAGGTGCAGTTACAATTAAAGATGCTACAACAACTACAAAGGGAGTAGCAAGTTTCGACACGAATGACTTCACTGTTACCGCTGGTGCTGTGACTTTGAAGATTGGTGGAGCATTAAAGTGGGTAACAGCTCCAACTTCACCTACATCAACGGGGGTGGCAAATAGTGTTGCATTCGACAGCAATTACTTTTATATTTGTGTAGCTACAAACAGCTGGAAAAGAACATCCTTAGCAACTTGGGCATAAATTATGGCTTTATATGACATCATAATGCATCAAAACAAAGACGATACAGGAACTGCATACAGTGAAGTATATCCTAATTTAGCGTCTGGAGATCCTAATATCTATAACGTTTTAGTAGCTGGTGAAGATGGAATTCCAGTGTTGCCACAGGGAGTATTGCGTGAGGTAAATTCAGAAACACTGATCTTAGAAATAGGACAATATGATGAAATACATATTAACGATACAGTCGGTGGGTATATTCATTTTCTGTCGCCTAATGTAGTAATACAGAATACAGGTGCTAATATTATTGAATTATCAACCGCTGGGGCATTTACTCAAGGGAATGAAATTACGATGTTATCTGATTATATAGACATGCATAAAACAAACGCTAATGGCATAAAAATATATGATTATGGTATTTTATTAGAATGCTATGACCCTGGTGAAAGGATTGAATTATTTTCTTATAATAGAGATTATCGGATTAATGCTGGATGTCCGCCACCCAACATTTCAACCAACCCGCAACCGACAGCAGAATTGCTATATTGGGATGGTCAAGATTCCGGTAAATTGAAAAAGATGGGAATTGGAAATGCGATACCGGATTTCGTTGCGGGTCAACCAATTATCTACCCGTCCGCGGCGATGGATACGTGGTTAAGAGGAATTGTCCAAAATTTAATCAAAGACCATAATATTATTTTAGCAGAATTGAGAAATCATGGGATTATATTTAGATAAAAAAATTATTAAATAAAAAATTTAAAGGAGAAAAATTATGAGTACAACAGTTGCAAAGAAAATTTTGTTATATGATTTCCCACTTGGATGGGTTTACAAAGTCGATTTGACAGCAACGCCAAAATTAGCATTGAAATGGTCATTTGACAATTTAAAGCCGGGGAGCTGGAAGGCGCCATCGCCTGAATCAGCAGCCACCGGAGACAATTTGGATATTGAACGTGGCGATGGAGCAAAGTATCGCTTTCCCGCTGAAACGCTAGTATTGGACGGTGTCACGGAGGAAATTGTGGCAGGTACATCAAGTGACGAAACAAAACTTGGTGAAATAACATTGGTTACAAATGAAGGCGCAGTTGAAAGCAATTCGATGTCGGCATTTTATAAAGATGTGTTGGCAAATAGAGATGAACTATTTTTAGTAATTGTAGGCACGGGATTTAGCCACGATTCAAAAACAAATTTAAAGAGTGCTGATGGTTTTGTTGTTTTGCTTGGCAAAATTACAAACGATATCGAAGGAGTAAGCGATCATCCAAAGTCTTTAACACTGACATTTAGTTCATATAAAAATTCGACCCTGGTAGCAACGGATTTAACCTCGTTAGTTATTCCAGACATTACTTGGAAGCTTGGAGGCACTGGATATGATGCCACAGGGATGGCGCCTGATGCGATTACGGCGGATGAAGCAGCTGATTTGCTGGCGGGGAAATTAGTAATTAAGCCAAATGTTACGTATACTTATGCTTAAAAATTGAGTTCAAAAGATGTTATTGCGAACCTTGCGAGGAATCTCTACCCATGGCGGTGGATTCCTCACTTCGTTCGGGATGACAATGTTCAAAAGTTATCATTCAGAGCATAGCGAGGTATCTATTGAGATTTTGGCAAAAATATAGTTTTTTCGAGCACGGGTTTGGTGAGCAGCCCGTGCTTTTTGTTCTTTCAGATAATTATGAGGAATTATTTGTTGAGGGCGGGAGTGAAATTGATGTTTGTTTGCTTGATAATATCCAAAAAAATTTAGATTCGGGAAATGGGCAATTTGCAATTGATGAATTAAGATTTAGCATAAATGAATTAGCAGGCAAAGAGAATGATTTAAATGCACTTTCATTCATCAAGCAAGCATCGGATATTACAAAGAATCGCTATTGTGCTTTATTTATGAATGATGCTATAGACCTAGCTTCTATATTATTTATAGGCAAAATTTCGGACAAATTCAGCAGAGATGATATTATTTGGAGTGGGGGACAATTTGCAGTTGAAGTTTATCCTGCGGGTGAATATAAATTCACAGCGCATAGCTTCGATTTAAGTCTACTGGAAAAAATTAAATTGAACAGCAAAATTGATTTGCCCGATGGAACAAAAGCAAATTCTATTTATGAACGAATTCCTTTAAGCGAGTGGCAAGCTATATTTGTTTATCGACAAGCATATCAAATTCGAAAAGGTATTTTACAGGAGAATTATTTTTTTTCGCCTCTTGGTGATTTGGGAAAAATTTTACAGACATTTTTGCAATATACAGCAGCAGCAATATCTGAATTGATTGGGACCAATTTTAATTTTTTAATACAGGATACAATATTAGATTTTCAAACTAATCCAATGGGATATGATATAATCGAAGGCGACCAATATGATAACTTGCAAGGATCAATTAATAGTCAATGGCCAAATATAAGTAGTAGATTGAAATTAAAATTATCGGCGCAACCCGGAGTAGATTATCAAAATGGAATAAGCAGAATATTTGTAAGTCGCAAAATGATAGACCCAGCAATGGGATATATAGAAGATGACAAAAATGATTTTCAAATCGCCAATTTGATAAATGGAGAAAATGAATATTCATTTCGAAAATATGACAACATAGCAGATATGCTTGCTGGTATTGCAAAGTCGCTGGGCTGTTTTGTTTTTATAAAATACGGTGCTGTAAATAATGTAATAATCGAATTTAAAACACGCGAAGAAATTAATGAATTGGAATTTACTTATATCAAAGGTGTTTCTGATGCCAATTTAGATACGAGTTCAGTGATAAGTTCTGAAGCGGCGCAATATTATGCGGGTGCGAATGATTTAGCAGCTGAGGGCGATGATGTAATTAAATTTAGAACCGTAAATAAACAAACAAAAGAATTACAACAAACTGTAAAATTTGAGCAAGAGGCGAATAGTTTAGCAAAATTAAAAGAAAATAGACAAATCGTTATAGAAAGATTATTATTGTCGTTGTCACAGACACTACAAAAAATTGAGGCAAATATCGGCGGAGGTGGAGTTATGGAATGGTTGTACCCACTAAATTTAACACATTTTGCAGATAATTGGAATATCAAGAAAATCGAGCAAATTTTTGATGGTTATAAGAATTTCTGGATACCATCATATGAGTTATTGCATACTGCTATTTATGTTGCAACACCAACATTCGAAGCATCGCAAATACAATATTTAGGCAGCGATGCCATAGTTTATCGTCCAGCTGCCTGGGTTTATGCAAAACATAACGGCGTAAATTTAGTGTTTGATACTTTGTCAAATTATATCAATTATTTAATTGGACGAGATGAGCATTACTATGAAACCGAATATAGCTTAACAGTGCCGTTTTGGAATGGATTTTCAAAATATGCCGATGGATCGGATAAAAGCTGGAAAAATATCAAATTGGGCAGTCAGGTTAAAATCAAAGAGAAATTGCGGGATTATATCGCAGATGAATGGCAAGAAATTGAATCGGATCGAATTTACACTGTTGTAGGGATTGAAATTAATTTACAAAAGCCCGAGACAAAATTGAAATTGCAAAATTCAGAGCGATTCTCTTTTTCAGATTGGGATGGAAATATAGGGGAATTGCCTGGTTATGTTTCAGCTCCGATTCCGGAAACTGAACAAGATTATAATTCTCAGAAGATACAGGTTTTTCAAATTGCGGATGGTGAAACTATTTTGAAAGGAGATGCAGTTCAAATTGTATCGGAAGGTATTATTATCAAAGCAAGAAGCTTCAGCGGATATTATGGCAAGATTTGTGGGATTTCATTGCAAGCAGGAATCGGAAATGATATAATTCCTGTGCAGACAACTGGTGAAGTTTATTGTGAGGATTATCAATTTGCTGATGTCGGCAAAATGATATGGTGCCGCACAAATTTGAGTGAGTTGAATATTACTGAAGAGATTTTATCCGAACCTAATTATACAGAAGATTTAATGCTGAGGCTTGGCAAGACAACGGGCGAGCATTCATTTATGCTGGATATTGCTGAAATTGCATACGAAGGAGGGGTTTTACCTCCCCCGATGTAAATTAAGAATTAAGAATTAATAATTAAGAATTAAAAAAATTATGTTGAGAATTGCGTTAAGATATTCAGATGTGCCACTTACAAGCCTGGTCTTCGATTTTGAAGCGGGGGAACAATATTTATTTAAATGTTTGAAAATAACTAAGGCAGTTCCGAATGTTGAAGTTGAAGCGGGCAAATGTTTGAATGGCCGGCAATATGCTCATAAAAAATGGGCGCATAGGGAATTTGAATTGATAATTAGTGCAGATGAATTAGCAGGTAGTGGCGCTTTGAGTTTTATTGAAGCTTTTTGGTTGGCTAATTATAAATATATCTCATTTTTACTTACAGATACAACGGGTGAAGACTATCGAGAGGTAATTACTGACGGGGGCGCAATGCCACTTTCATATCTTGACGATATAATTGATTTGCCCGAAATTGTAATGAAATTTAGCTATGCGCAACCGGAATTATAATGAATTATAAATTATAAATAATAAATTATGGCGTTACCATTGGTGTTATCGGGGAGTGGTGGAAAAATCCATCTAATTCCGATCAAAATGATTCAATTTGACGGAGTAAATATAGATGATTATGATTTGTGGATTTGGGACTTAGAAGCTGAATCGAGCTATAGCATCGCTCAGTATATAAGAAATGACGATAGGGGGATGCAACGTGTATTAGGGTATCAAGTGCAAGCGACGATCTATGTGCCGCACAACGATTATAAAAACAACGGTATGTTGGAACGATTGAATTGGTTCTGCAATAAATCACACGTGACGAATGCCGATTCTGCTGAACATATCCATATTATGCTCAACTCGGGTGGCAGTAAGGGTGCAATGCCCCCAGTTGGCGGTTTAATAAATGCAACAGATTTATCACAGCAAATATTTTTATGCAACTTAAATGGGAATGTAGGTGTAAATTGGGAAATTGAATCGGTGCAATGGCGACCAAGATTAAAAATAACTATAAATGCTTTTCAAAAAAATTTAACGGATTTAATTAATTAAATAAAGAGACGAAATGGATAATGAAATGCGAGAATATTTAGATATTGAGCCTGTTATTTTCGAAAATAATGGGAAAACATATAAATACGACAACGATAAGCTAACAATAGAGCAGGTAGTATTAGCGACCGAAGTTGCAGAATTTAGGCGGAATCAGATGCAAGCACCCGCGGGGACTTTTCAAGAATTACTCAGGAGCGGTGGTGTGGATTGGCTGATGCTAATTGCCAGTTATTTGTTAAGAGAAATTGATGGTAAGGGAGAATTAAAGGATTTTAACAGGGACAAGGCTGAGATTGATGTTTTGAATTTTGTAAAGAATTTGCCGAGGGCAGAATTCGAAAAGCTGGAGGCATGCATAAATGATTTTTTTTCTTTGTACGGGAAACCAACACTGAGCTCGAATTATTGGCAAAAAGAGCTGAAGCAAGACGGAACCGCGATGTTATTACAATTAATTATGAAAATGATATTGACCGGCAAAGACGCGACAAATTTATGAAAGAGAAATTGAAATTGCAAAATCTTTACCGGGCAGGTGAATTGCGACGTCGATTAAATAAGGCATTGCAAGAATGTTGGTATATAACTGCTATTGCGAGGCAAAATGCTTGGCAATATGAAAAATTGAGAAAAACAAGATACGCAGATATTATAACTGCTATCAAATTGTTATTAGAAAATTAAGGAGCAAAATGGCTTCAAATAACCTCCAATTAGTGCTGGATTTACTTATAAATTTGAAATCCAATAAAGCACAGCTCGACCAATTTATAAATAATATAACTTTGGTCATACAAAAGCTCAATCCAGAGATAAAGATTGATACTAATGCGGTCAAATCGCAATTGCAAGGATTATTTAAGGAAATGGATAATATGACTGCCAAAGGCATCGAATTCAAAAATGCATTATCCGGGATTGATTTGAATTTGAATGCAAATGCTGCAAATGCAGAACTTGAGCAATTAATTACATCTGCTGTGGATTTGGAAACGGTTTTAAATAGTGGTGTAGATGTAAGTACTATGGTAAGTGCATTTCAAGGGGCATCAATAGAGCTTGACAAAATCATTGCAGAAGCAGAGCAAGCAGTCAATGTTCAAGAGAAGGCATTAACAGAGTTAGCTGCCGCAGGCAACGCTGGAAGTGCTGAATACATTCAGCTTGAAGGAGAACTTACCAAAACTAAACAATTACTTGATAGCTTAAAGGGAGCGGCAGGAACTCAGGCTAAAATTGCACCTCAAATTGACGGGACGAAAATTCCAAAAGAAGCTAAAAAAATCGGGGAGCAAGCAGGTGCGGAACTCGGCAAAGGAATGCAACAGAAATTCGCAGGAATGAATTTCGGGGAGATGTTCAAAGGAGTTTTGCAAGTTTTTGGCGGCACTATGATGGCAGGTGGATTGCAAGGACTAGTTGGCAGCTTGGAAAGTGTGTTGGCTGCGGGTAAAGAAGATATGGAGATGGCAGAATCGCTGAAATTAGGTTTTAAACAAGCGGGACTTGAAGGTGCGGCTTTGGAGCAGCAATTAGAAAGAACGGGACAATTTGCAACCGATTTGGCTAATAGATTTGCCGTTAGCACCGATTCGGTTGAGAAATATTCGCAACAAGCAGCATTTTTGGGTGGTGCAACGGGTAAAGCTAATGAAGATTTGACAACGCTTGCGGTTTCAATAAATAAAGCAAGCAATGGATTAATTAGTGGGGAGCAGGTAATCAGAGCATTTTCACGAGGATTAGGAGATCCTGAAGCTGAA